CTTTGACTGCTGCTGATCAGTTTAAGTCCTATGATCAACTGCAGAATCGTCTGAAGATGGTTCTGGGACAAAAGTCTGCTCCTGCTCGTTTCGATGAGGAGACTGCAGATGAAGACAATGATCGTGGTTCTTTCACCCCAGACTTTAAGTCTAAGGAACCTACACCTGCCAGGGTTGCGAAGTCTGACTTCAATGCACCAGACATCACTCCTATTAAATCAAAAGATGAAGATGAGGATGATGCCCTGTCCTACTTCCAGAAACTCGCTGAGGAGTGATGAGATACAACCAGTTGTGCTTGACCCTTCTGGTTATCGCAGCATATATTAATCTACTAAAATAGTCTAATATTATCACCCGTTTTTAAGGTTCTAGTCTTATATTGACTAGAACCTTTTTTATATGTCATAAGAATCTCAAGATCATCTAATGCAATCTGAGTATATCTTGGTTTCAATAAGAAAATATTTCTTCTATCTGTTTGCAACTTCTCTTCATACTGATAGTTTGTCACTTCTTTAACTGGTCTTGCCGTTTGGTATGCACCACTATCAAAGAATGTAATACTATAATCTGATGGGACTTTTAGACCTGGTATTACCATCACAACACCTTCACTATTCTTTGTTTCTACAGTTTCGTGATGATGTGTGTCATTTATTTTTTCATAGGTGCCATATTTTTCTAACAAGAATGCGTCAAATCCTCTTTGTGTAAGTGGCCATTCTGTTTGAATGTTTTGAATATTATTACAAGTCAGAACTAACCAATCAAAATCAGAATCTCCATAAAAATCAAATGCAACATTATCAGGACGATCATCTCCTTTGATCTGATACTTTGTGAATACAGAAAGATCTTGGAAGATGTCCTCCCTGAGTTGACCTCTTTTGAATAGATTTTTTACAGGAATATAATCTGATATGTTGGCATCTGGAAGTCTGCTAACATATTCAAAATTTGGAACTCTATTGAAGTAGTTTGACATCTTAGAATCCTATTGAGTCTGCAGGAGTATCATCATAATCTTCGTAGAATACTGGCTCAAGTTCTTTCAATGACATTGATATTGTATATGATGTCATAAATCCATCTCTGAGTGTGGAGTAATTTCCATCTGGAGTATAGTCAACTTCAAATGATGTCATTGCACATTCTTTTGCCATACCTATGTATGGATGCTCTTTTCCTCCTTTTCCTTCATGCATGTAGTGTATTTGAAAAGTGTTTGGTGCCTTTAAGAATAAGTTTGCAGATGTTCCACCACTTCCACCACCTTTTTGTGGTGACATGTTTTGTTTAAAGAATCTGATGATCTTAACAATATCTG